CTTCCTCGCCGCTTTCATTTGCGAGTAGGAAGTTTGGATGGAAAGCGCCTCCTCTCGGAGGGTACCATCCAGGAACTCATCTCCTATAAGATAGGAGATGTTTCCCAGTGTGAACATGTCGAAACGTTCCCATGTCCACACTTCTTCGGGATAGCAAAGATATCTTTGCAAAAATATCCCGTCGACGGTCTTGAGCATCTCAATGAGACGGTCAGACCGTGCCTTGATTGAAGGGTTGTGCTCTTCAAACAAGGCTTCAACTTGTTCCTTCGACATGCAAGGATCAGTTGATCCGCCAAGAAACCGGTTTACCCGAGTTCTTAGCGTTCGAGCCCAGGACTTATAAGGTCCCGGCTCGTTACACAACACTCTGAGGGCCTTGCCCCAGTGTGTGTGTTCGTACACGACGTGAAGTTTCACGTCGTGTCGCGCGATCGCATTAAATCGACATTTCGATTTAGGCGACCCTTCCCAGTTCGGTCCTAGGACCTTAGCTGGGAGCGGGTCTTGGAGGCGGATTCCGTCTCCAGACCAGACGGTGATCTCTGGGTTCAAACCCAGTGTGTCACCGAGGCGATAACCAGCGTGGATCTTCCACGGGTCATCGTATCTCAGCCGGTATTTCGAATCTTTTCGAAACCGGATGGTGCCACGGACGGCGTCACCTATGACGCGCCCGGGCTCTTCTGTTTCAGAACCGGAAGATTCTGACTCAGAGTCGACAAAAGCATCATCATCTTGATGGACTATGTCGTTGACCTCTGCTGCTTCCGTAAGGATATCAGCGAGGCTACCGCTTGGACAGACGAGACCCTCGACTGTTCGGCGGACTGTTAAATCCCTCTCCACGGAGGAATTTCGCAGCGACTCTCGAAGCGCAAAGCCTGCGCGCAAGAGTATGTCCCGGTTCTTCGTCACAGACGATGAACCGGAACATCTCAACATCAGGCACGACGGTACCTGTTTTGTTGAGAGGTACCTTGTTCCCCTAACGTAGGGTTTCAAGGCAAGTGGTATTGGCGGTTTATGTAAACTGCTATTATACCACAGGGGAAGCTCGGACATGAGTCCGGCCAACCCCGTATGTGTTGATGGCCCATTTGGGAGGGCCAGTCCACATTTCCTAACG